GCACTGAACCACATAAATAGATTAATCCATAAAAGTTTTATTTGATTTTGACACTCGGTGTCTGTGAAGACAGAACGTGTGTTCTATTACTCCCAAGGTAATCTTAGCGAAGAGACCTTGGGAGCAATTTTGATTTTAAGGGTTCTAAGCGAGTTTAAGATAATCTACTAACAACTACCACATCTGGAACTTTCAGACGAATAAAAGTTGAAACAGTAATGTATAAGCATTATAACGCTTACTCCATATTATCTGTTTCTTTTTGCGGTGTCGCCGTGCAGACTAATTGGTTTGCTTTAATCAAATCTGAATAAAGTTCAAAAAGGCCATCATCCATTCTACAATATAGAGAAGCTGCAACAACCTTGTTTTCCTTGTTTCGTCCTTGAATGGCATAAGCAATACCCATATTGTTAGTTCTACCAAATGTCTCTGGAAGAAACACCCAATCGGCTTCTACTCCATATTCTTTACATAGTTCAAGAATTCTTTTCCGAATGTCAATCAACGTTCGACAGATGATTTTTGTTTTCATACACTAATATTTGAATGTTCAACTATTCGATATAATTGCAATTATTTCAGCTTCAGTATAAGAGCTTCGAGTTCTTCTATGGAAGAAGCGGAATACAAGCTGCCACCTTTCTTTATTAGAGCGGTGAAGTCAGAAGAAGATTGTGGTCTGTCGAATAAATCTACAACATCACAACCTATGGCATCTGCTATTCTCTGAAGAATATCCAACGAAGGATTTGCAGATACACGCTTACCTTTGTATATTTTTCCGTTTATATGTTGGGATAAAGCCGTTGGTGTTATACCCATCCGAGAAGCGACCTCCCTAACTTCCAAACCATGAAGTTTGATTGCATTCTTTATATTTAAACCCATAACTTTGATTTTTATGCAAAGATAAGTAAAAAAAACGAAAGTCAAAGCGATTGCTTTGATAATTAAAGTTAATTCAAAGCTTTTAATTTGAATACAATTTGGATAATCAAATTAATTTCTTTAATTTTGCGATATCAAATAAAACATATAAACAATATAAGATATGAAGAAGAATTTATCATACATCAAGAAGAACCTCAGCCAAACGTTCGGCATCAAGTTCGACATTATCCCACAGGGAACAGTAGCAGCAATGGTTTACTTCAATGGTAACGTTGATGAAGAACACCTCAATAGCGACATGCAAATCTACTGCGCCAAATTCGGCTATACTTGGACGGGACTTAAAAATGACGGTCACGATAAGTACTTCACAATATTCACTTTTTAAAGTTTAATAAGTTATGACATTAACATCATCAGATTACATGAACATCGCTTCTTCAATCGAAGTTGGCAGAGGTTCAATCGAATACGAGAAAGGAAGCGAAACTATTTATTTCGACTACTCATACGATGTCGACGGGTACATTGAGGATGATTATATCAACGGTACAGGTGCCTTTATAAGGACATCATCATCCCTTTGTATAGAAAATGTTGAGAGCTACAACGATAAAGGTTACGAAACAACCAATGACTTCTGTGAGTCTGAACTTGAAAAAATAGTAGAATAATAAAATCTAAGGATATGAGTACTACAAGAAAAAACCAGTTGAAGAAGGTCATGCAACTTGCATGGCAGTTCGTCAAGAAAAATGGCTACACTCTCTCGGAAGCCTTGAAGGTGGCTTGGGCAAATGTCAAGCTCCACGCTGCAATGCAGACACGAATCGTTAAGTTCTACTTTCAGAAGGTGGACGGAACAATCAGAGAAGCATTCGGTACGCTTAAATCATCCATCCTCCCTCCAGCCAAGGAGAGCGGACGAACACCGAACCCAACCTGCCAAGTCTACTACGACACTGAAAAAGAAGCATACAGAAGTTTTAAGAAAGCAAATCTCGTAAGAGTAGAGAAGTACTAAGAGCAATGAAATAAGAACAGCAAGAAGAAAGCAAGAAGAAAGCCAGAAAAAAATCCCCTCTCTGCCATCCAGTTGGAGAGGGGATTTTTTCTGGCTATCAGAGCGCAAAACTGCCCTTCTCCCAAATCCCCAAATGGGCACACAAAGGGCACACACAAATAGCTAAATATCAACGACTTACATAAGGTATAGATTTAAAATGGGCACACAAAGGGCACACAAGGGGCACGCTAAGGGCAAACCTAACCATTTAAAAATCAATGACTTATAGAACGTCAGATTTTAGAATGGGCACACCAACCTTGAAAAGTGGCAAGATTTTTTAGTCTCCCAAATCCCCAAATGGGCACACAAAGGGCACACACAAATAGCTAAATATCAACGACTTACATAAGGTATAGATTTAAAATGGGCACACAAAGGGCACACGCCTTTCGCAGACAATAACAATATAGTAAATATATATAGTTAATTATATATATTATTTATTATTAGCTATTACGCGTGCGCGAGGTTTTGCCGACTTCGTATTTTTATCTAACCGACTTTACTTTGTATAGACTGCAACAGAATATAAACGTCCATCCTCATCTATAGCAGGAATTGTCACAATAGTTTTTGTCTTTCCAGCGTTAGTAATTTTCTCTATTGTGATGAAAGTCGTAAATGCAGACGCCTTACCATCCGCAATTGGTTTGACAACGAAACGGTATTTTTCTGAAAGTCCTGCGTCTGCAAAAACTTTGCTCTTTGTAAATGTGCAAGAAACTATTTTGAATGAATCCTCATCATCAGCGCCCTTGTCAATGTATAGCACTTGATTTGAAATTGTGAATGTCTTGCTTTCGTCCATAGTGGATGCATCACAATCCATTCTGTCATCATTCTTTGTAACGAAATCAGCCGCACCATACAGCCAATGAATTTGCTCGGTTGAGGTCTTAACAACCATACTCAGATTAGAAACGGCGATTTCCTTACGTTCTAAGCCCTTACAAGTGATACTAACTAACAATACCACTACTAACGAAATTAAATGCCTCACAGCTCAATATTTTTTGAATTAGCGAACATATTACCAACTCCTATCAATAACCAATTTGCATTAACACCGTAATCTTGAACTAAATGCGATAGCCATTCAGGTTTCAGAAACCTACGTTCCGGCTCCTTTTTCAACGTACTAAGATTCCAGTAGTTAATGTTGTATCGGTCTGTAAAAGTCTTCATCCCTCTCAGCTCTCTTCGCATCTGCAACGTGTCGAGTGCAAGAAAGAAGCGTCTTGTGATAGCGATGCCTTCCGGTGTTATATTTATTCTCATACGAAATAGTACTTGGCGTTAATGTAGATTATATAGATTTCTTGATCTCGCTTTCAGAAAAGATATGTCCATTCGCCAACTTCTCGAACGCACTTGCAAGGTGCTCGTATGCTTTACGCAGCTCTCGTATCTCTTCGTCCTTTTGAGCGTTAATATTAATCAGATGGTTGATAATAGTCAGCGAGTCAACTTGCTCAGCAGGCTTATCCCGTAGAACAGTAGTCATTGATCCGATAGTTTCATCAAGCATATCTCCGTCACCGGTCAACAACCATTCCAAGCGATACATAGGCTTTGCAGCACGAATAAGATTAGCTATTCGTGGGCTTACCTTTTGTGTCTTACCTCGTAATGTGTCGTACAAGGCTTGTGTCTTACTTCCCACCAGACCTATCTGCTGGCAGAGTTGAGCAGCATTGATACTTTCATGTGCTAAAATAGCATTAAGAATGTCTTTTCCTTCCATAATGTTAAATAATGCGAAAGACAAGATATTTCTATGTTTTCTATGTTGGTAATATAGAAATAATCACTATCTTTGCAACGTAAAACTAATATAAACGATACAAAAGTAACAAAAAGTATTTAAATGGCAAATAAGAATGATCCCAAAAGCGTAGATATGACCCTAAAGGGTTATTATGAAAATCTACCAAAGGCGACTTATCCTAAGAAGGATTTCCTCGTCCGTGTTATGAATGAGTGCGACGTGTCTTATACAACTGCATGCAACTGGGTAAAAGGACACACAAAGCCTGTAAAGCAGAGTCAGGTTTTAGCACTAAGTAATATAACAGGCATAGCAGTAGAAAACCTATGGCAATAGAGTTCTATCAATACAACGATGAGCTGTGGTTTAAAACCAATGATGGCCGAAATAAAGTACTCTCAGAGCACGAGACGGAAATCATTCAAAAGCTTATTGATGCAATTCGTGAGCGTTACCCCTCAGCATACAAAGCTCTCGAATCCGAATATCAGAAAAGCTCGCTAAATGCACCGTATTACCAATATCTGATAGCAAGAAGGTTTTGCAAGTGTAACTTTGGTAAACTCGAATCAACAGCTTATGATATAGAGTCTTCCGGAAAATTCAACTTTGAGAAAGTAGAATGTCCGTTACGAGGTGAATGTAAAAACGAAGGCGTAATATGTTGTCCACGCTACAACTCCAAGTTATCAGAAGCAGAGCTAAGAGTTATGAAACTCGTTTACGAAGGTGTTAGTAAAGATGAAATATCAACTCGTTTGTTTATTTCTCCTAACACGATAAAGAACCACATCAAATCAGTATATTTGAAATTAGGCATCCACGACCAAATAGAGTTTGTGAGATATGCAAACAACAACAACTTGTTTAACGAATTAAAGCACTAAGAGCAATGAGTATGATTAAAAGAAGCAATGAGATTGCTATTTCGAAGAATGTCAAAATGATGGTTTACGGACAGGCTGGTATGGGCAAGACAACTTTCGCCCTCTCCGCACCTAAACCTTTATTGCTTGACTTTGACAACGGTGTTAAGCGTGTCAATACCGCTCACTTGGATGATAATGTAGGTATAGTTCAGGTCTCAAGTTGGCAAGAAATACTCAACTTGCTCAACTATAACAAGAAGGATTTGGAGGAGTTCGATACCATTGTAGTCGATACTATAGGAAAGATGATTGACTTCATCATCGCCTACAGATGCAACGGACGCAACCCTCAGATTCAGGATTGGGGCACAATCAATAACGACTTCAAGTGGTTCACTTCTTCATTGTCACAGCTTAATAAAAACATCGTCTTTGTCGCACATCGTGACACTCGCAAGGAAGGAGAAAGCACTGTATTCATTCCTGCGCTCCGCGAGAAGAACTACAACAGTATTGTAACAGACTTGGACCTTCTTGGCTATCTCGAAATGAGAAGCGAGAATGGTCGTCAAATGAGAACTATCACTTTTGACCCGACAAGTCGTAACGACGGCAAGAACACTTGCCAATTGCCCGGCTGCATGCAGATACCAGTAATCCTTGATGCAAATGGACAGCCAACAGCTCCGAACAACTTTATCGCTACACAAATTCTCTCACGTTATCAGTCTATGATAGCTCAGAAAGAAGAAAAAGTCAAGGAGTACAATAAGGCTCTTGATGAAATTAAGGGGAGCGTACAACAGATTACAGATGCAAATGGAGCTAACTTTTTCATCGAGCACATCAAAGACTATGCTAACTTGGGCAACTCCATCATCCTTCATGCAAGAAGCCTGTTTACTGAGAAGGTAAGTGCATTGAAGTTGGTTTACAATAAGGAGACCAAGCAATACGAGGACCCACAAGCAGCATAAGGTATGGAAGTAGTCAAGTTTAGGTTCTATGCGACACTTTTGGATGCGTATCAGAACTATCTTGATAGCGACATCATTTGGAGTAAGTATTGGGGGTGGTCCGAAGACCCTCCCCATACTCCAGAAGAGTTCAAAAAGATACAATTCCAGTCGTTAATAGATAGAATAAACCGTGTATCATTCGACAGTGAAGCTGCAGATAAAGGAACAGCGTTTAACGAGGTGATAGATTGTATGGTCCTTCATCGCAACTCGAAAAGTATGGATATTCATACCATTTTCCAAGAAGTAGAGGATTATCGCTATGATAGTGAAGGAGAAGTCATACCGTATAACAAGAGAGTACCTATCGGCGTGGAAGCAAAACTGAACGGCAGAAGTTTCTATTTCCCTATTCAGCTAGTCCGACATTATGCAGCCTACTATAAAGGAGCATTGCCACAGGTCTATATACAAGCAGTCTTGCCTACCATGTATGGCAAAGTAATGCTGTATGGATATATTGATTATCTTATGCCGTTCTGTACTCATGATCTGAAAACAACACGTCAGTATGCGGTTGGCAATTACAAGAGACACTGGCAACACAAGGTCTATCCTTATGCTCTCATGAAGAATGGTTGTGATGTTTACGATTTCGAATACAATATCTCGGAAATCGGAAAAACGTATTACAGAAACTATACAGAGAGTTATACGTTTAAACCAGAAAGAGACATTCCGCTACTCACTCAACACTGCGAAGGATTGATTAGCTTCATCCAAGAAAACAGAGATTTGATAACAGATAAGAAAATATTCAATTTGGTTTAATATGGCAGAAGAAAAGAATATCAATATCGTTGCGCTCCAAGAAAAAGATGTGCAACTGGTAGTAAGCAAAGAAACTATAGGTCAGCTTACTACAAATATCAAAGAGGTTAAGGCTAGAGTTGAAAAGGCTCTACCGATGTACGACATCAGCAACTATAGCACTGATGATATACCGAAGTGTAAGGAAGATAAGGCTTTACTCAACAAGGCAGCTAAAGCACTTGATGACAAGCGCAAGGAACTTGAAAGGGTTTGGAATAAGCCCTTTGAGGAGTTCAAGACAACATGTAATGAAACATGCAAGCTTATCAAGAATGCCGTATCTCTCATTGATGGCGTAATCAAAGAAGACGAAAGCCGCACCAAAGCAGCAAAGCGAACAGAGATTGAAAAGCTTGCAGAGAAATGCGGAGTTGAAACCATCGGTATCAAGCTTGACCTCATCTTTGATACGAAATGGCTCAACAAGACAACTTCAATGAAGTCTATCGAAAAGGCTATTACTGAAAAGGTTGATAAAATCAAGAAAGACCTCGAAACCTTGAAGTTGTTTGCAGAAGATTACGATGCACTTGCCGCCCGATACAAGGAGAATCTTAATCTGCAGGAGACTATCGCATACGCAAACAAGCTGAAAGAACAGCGTGCTAACTCTGAGTCTTCTAGCAAGAAAGAAACTGCAACTCCAACATCACCTCAGAAGGAAGTCGCGGAGAACGATGCAGCCGAGCAGCAGGAAGAGCAGCCCAAGAACGGCAAGATGTCTTCAGATGAAGAAGATGCCATGGATGCTTTTGCTGCCGCTATGGGACAATCAGTTGCACCTCCTACTCCAACAGAAACACGAACTTACGTTTGCTCCGGAACAAGAGAGTCTTTAGATTGCTTGGAACGCTTTATGCGTGACCATGGTATCACTTTTAATATTCAGTAAAAATGGCATTTAAGATTAGCGGAATTATACAACAGATAGGGAACACGGAAAGTATTCCCTATCAAGACAAAGTCTTCAAAAAAAGAGAACTTGTCTTGGATTGTTCCTATCGTAACCAGTTCACGGGACAGATAGAAAGAGCAAACTATCCTAAGTTCGAGTTTACGGGTAATCACGTTGATGATCTGAACGGCTTCAAAATTGGTGATATTGTGACGGTATCATTCTCCTTGAATGGTTCACGATCAGAGAAAGATGGTCAAGTCAGATACTTCACTAATGTGCAAGGTTATAAAATCGAGAAATACCAATCTCGTTATAATCAGCAACTAGGAGGGGATCAGACTATACAAGAGGGTTACTGCAACCACTCTACCACTACACAAAGTGGAGGACAAATGAGCGTACAACAAGTGGCTATAGAGTCAGCAAAAAGCGCATCAGCATCCGCAACTAAATATCCTCCTACTGTAGATGAGAACGGAATCCCGATTCAAGGTAATATTGACTATTTGCCATTTTAATGATATAGTTTATGGCACTCTATAATTTGAAGAACCCCTACGATAGAGAAAAGTTCAAAGAAAAATGCCGAGAGTTGTATATTAACCAGTCTTATGTAGAACTGAAAAAAAAGACTACTCAGCGGTCTTTGGCTCAGAACAGTTATCTCCATCTACTGTTAGGTTACTTTGCGTCAGAATTCGGCTACACACTCGAAGAGGTGAAGTTTGACATTTTCAAGAAGATATGCAACAGAGACATATTCGAGAAAAGACGAGTAAACAAAAGGGGACAAGAAGTTACCTACATCAGAAGCAGTACAGAACTTGATAAAGCAGAAATGACAACTGCAATCGAAAGGTTTAGGAATTACAGTAGTGCCCAATGCGGATTATATCTACCAGACGCAAACGAGGGTGAAGCTTTGTTTTTTGCCCAACAGCAGATGGAGCAGTACAAAGAATATCAATAATACAAAAAAATACAACTATGTTATCAGATTTAAAAAAATTACTGTCCGAAGGAAATAGAATTCAATCTTTCAGACAAAGACAAAGAAATGTTCGGTGAAGTATTAGTACTTTGCCCAGAGTGTAAGTCAGCTAAAGAGGTATTCAAGAAGGTGAAAGACAAATTCAATGCGACCTTCCCTAACGGCGAAAACGCAGAGCGTAAGTATGACAGTTTCGAGGTTTCTGCCATCCGTGAGGAATATTGCGTAAAGCAGGAAAATGAAGCTCCTAAACGTAAGACGGAACTTGAATGTACTCTTGCGCAAATCAAGCAGATGAAGAAAGATGCAGAAGAAGCCTACAATTCGGTACTGCTTGAAATTGCAGACTTGGCTGCAAAAGTAAAGAACGGACTTACCTATTACCGATTGTCTGCCAATGACACCATGCGTATCGCTTTGAACGGACACTATCTCACTTACTCATGGGTGGACGAAAAATTCCAACTCTGTAAGGTAGAACCTATATCACCATTTGAAAAGGGCAGCTTGTGGGCTCAAGAGGACACAAACCGTAAGGTTATGTTAGAAGAGTTCGGTATAGAGTTTCCAGAAGTGGACAAACCTGTAGAAGAAGATAAAAGTGACAGTACCGACAATAACGGTAATGATTTGCCTTTTGGTGACGAGGAAGACGAACAAACAGAAGAATAATGATTTATCAGTTACGAGACTATCAGCAGAAAGCAAGTGATGCAGCTGTTAGGGCGTTTCAAAGTAAATCGAAAAGTAACGGACTTCTTATCCTGCCCACTGGGGCAGGAAAGAGTCTCGTTATAGCTGATATAGCTTCACGTCTTGATGGCCCATTGCTCGTATTTCAGCCAAGCAAAGAAATTCTTGAACAGAACTTTGCTAAATTGCAAAGTTATGGCGTTTTTGACTGTGGAATATACTCTGCTTCTGTAGGATACAAAGAAATAAACCGCATAACATTTGCAACTATAGGTAGCGTGATGAACCATATGCATGATTTCGCACATTTCAAAAATGTGATGATTGATGAATGCCATTATGTGAATAGTAAAGCAGGGCAATACAAAGAATTCATAGAAGCGGAGAACCGTAGGGTCGTAGGACTAACTGCAACCCCGTATAGATTAGGTAAAGGACTCAATGGCCTTTCGATGTTGAAGTTCCTTACTCGTACACGCCCAAGGATTTTCGATTCGGTCTTATACTACTGTCAAATAAGCGATTTGTTGGCTAAAGGTTATCTTGCAGAGCTACGATATTTTGACTGTACACAGCTTGATATGAGCCAAGTAAAAACCAACTCAACTGGAGCAGACTATGATGAAGAGAGCCTAAAGCGCGAATATGAGCGCAGCGGTTTTTATGACCAACTAACATCTACTACTATCAGAGTATTAAAGCCAAAGAACAAGATACCTAGAAAGGGAGTTCTTGTTTTCACTCGATTTATAGATGAAGCAGAAAGACTTACAAATAAGCTCGGTTCACTTGGAATCAAAGCAGCCATAGTGACAGGGACCACCCCTAAAATAGAACGTGAAAGTATACTCAAGGAGTTTACATCAGGCAAGATTAAGGTCGTTGCAAACGTGGGAACACTCACCACTGGTTTTGATTACCCTGCTCTTGATACAGTCATACTTGCAAGACCAACTAAGTCTTTGTCGCTTTATTATCAAATGGTAGGAAGAGCAATACGCCCATTCAAAGGTAAGGACGGATGGATTATAGACCTCGGAGGAAACTATAAAAGATTTGGCGATGTCAGCCATCTGAAAATAGATCTTGAACTGCCAGGAAGTACAAGATGGTGCATAAAATCACAAGGTAAGCAATTAACTAATGTAATGTTTTGATATGGTAGTAAAGAAGGTACACTGTTTCTTTGAGCAATCAGGAACATTCAAGAATGAATTCAGAAAACTCGGAATAGAGGCAGAAGATTATGATATACAGAATGACTTTGGACAGACAGATCATGTAATAGACCTTTTCAAAGAAATAGAAAAAGCATACTCTAATTTTCCTTCTATCTTTGATAGAATAGAGAAAGATGAATTAATCTTTGCCTTTTTCCCATGTATATATTTTTGTGCATATAGTCAGATGGCTATGTACTATGGTTGCAAAAATTATAGGAAGAAGACAATAAAAGAAGCTACAGATTTGATTCTGAAACGTTCTGAAAACAGAGAAAAATATTTCAGATTGGCAGTAATGCTGGTTTCTATAGTTAAGAATCGGGGGGGGCAATTAATCATGGAGAACCCTTGGAGTGAACAAACTTTTTTAAAAAGTAACTTTGTAATGCCTCCTACGATAATAGACAAAAATAGAATGTTGCGTGGGGACTATTATAAGAAGCCTACTGCGTACTGGTTTGTAGGCTGCACACCCACTAGCGGGAAAAGCTATCAGAAAGACAAAAAGAAGAAAACTATATCAAAAGCAAAGGGTAGTAAGCAAGCTGGATTATGTTCTTTGGAAAGAAGTCTTATATCGGAAGATTATGCACGAAACTTTATCTGCGACTTCATTCTTGGTAAAGAGCAAGAAGGTTTTACTATTCCTCTTTTATTTAAAGATATGTAATTATGAAAATAGAATTCATGAAGAAGATATATATAAGCGGTCCGATAAGTGGATATAGCTATGAAGAAAGGCAACAGTATTTCGCCAAGGTGCAAGAAATACTTGAATTAGTTGGTTATGAAGTTAAGAATCCACTTGACAATGGATTGCCTTCTGACTCCACAACACATCAACATATGAGAGAAGATTTGAAGATGTTGCTTGAATGCGATGAGATTTTCATGTTGCAGGATTGGAATCGAAGCGCAGGGTGTCAAACAGAACTGAATGTAGCTGTAGCTGCAGGGATGGAAGTCATTTTTGAAAATGCAAACGCATCAATACCAACTTCTATAATAACGCCCATAGGGAAGTTAACAGTTATTCAAACCAATTTCAAATAGTATGCCTTTATATTATCTCACTCGCAAGAAAAAAAACGCACACAGCGAAAAAAAAGAATCCACTCAAGAAAAGCCCAAGGTAAGACGTAAGCCCAATCTGGTAAAAAAACTTGATAGAATCTTTTCTCTTTACATCCGTCTTAGGGATGCTATGCCAAATGGGTATACCCGATGTATCTCATGTGGAAAAATTAAGAGTTTTGAAGACATGGACTGTGGACATTTCTATAGCCGGACGCATATGGCAACACGATATGATGAAGATAATTGTCACGCAGAATGTAAAGCGTGTAACAGATTTAGTGCGGACCACCTTATATCGTACCAAACGAACCTCATACGTAAGATAGGAATAAGTAGGTTTGAAAAGCTTGGTATAAAGGCTAAATCTACTTGTCATTGGCTTGACAGTGAGCTTGAAGAAAGAATAAAGTATTACTCTCAGAAAGTAAACGAACTAAGCCGTGAAAAGGCAATAAGAGTAAAAGTTAAATAATGATAGTCTAAGATATTTTAGACTTGAAAATATTGGTTTTTCAAATACTTTTAACTATCTTTGCAAACAAGAAAATAACATCAGGAACGTGGAACTTTCTGAGAAAACATATTCAATCCTCGACAAGTATTGCTTCTGTTCCACCTGCTAACGCAGAGAAGTAAGAAAGTTGAGGATTTTTGATTACTATGCTAAACGGTTGGATTAAGATACCTCGAAATATCCTTAATTGGGAATGGTGGGACAAACCAGAAATGATTGTCCTTTACCTCTACATGCTATCGTCAGCAAATGAAGAGGATTCGCTTTGGCATAGCAAGGAGATTAAAAGGGGACAATTTGTTACAAGTTTAAGTAGCATAGAACGTGACAACCCCAAGCTGACTAAAAAGATAATTCGTACATGCCTTAAACGATTCCAAGATGCAGAATTAATAAGTATAGAATCCACGAACAGCCATTCCGTGATAACCATTACTAACTATGAAGAATATAACTGCACGGACAATGTATCTGGTAAGGAAGTCAAAGAAAATAACCAAGATCAGAAGCAGGGATTATCTTCTACATCATTGGAAAGGAAAGAGACGAAACCTAAACAAACAAAAGCAGAAATTAAGGAAGCTACAGATAAACGTACAAAAGAATTCTATAACAGTTTAATTCCGTATGTATCTACTTACGGGAAAGATATGGTAAGAGAGTTCTTTGATTATTGGAGCGAACCTAATAAGTCCGGTTCTAAACTAAGATTTGAGCAAGAAAAGACATGGGATTTAAGTAGAAGACTGGCACGATGGTCAAATCATAACAAAGAATACAAGAGCAATGAAGACAAAAAGAATAGACCAAATAACAATACTGCAGCACAACGAATTGGCGAAGCAGCAAACCTCGTTGACTCCTTGCTGTCCTCGCAGAGCTGACATAATAGCCAAGTATGGAAGTACAGCTCAAGAATTTTTACTCACGGTTACTCCATCACAACAGCCTATATTGTATAAGAATATACAAGACTGTTATTTTGGAGATTATCCTACGCTCGGGGAGCTAAATGGGACATATACACCTAAAACAGCACAAGCTTGGCTTATTCCTCAGCTTTTAGATTTGTCAGAATATTGTGGAGTAAAAGAGAAGTTTACAACTAATCAGTTAAGCCAATGCTCAGAAATCATTGCTAATGACTACTTTTATCTGAAAGTGTCTGAGCTAATACTTTTCTTCTCCCGTTTTAAGAGAGGCTGTTATGGACGTTTCTGGGGAGCTGTAGACCCTCTGATTATAACAGAAGCCTTGAAAGAGTTTTGTCGAGAAAGAAATATTGCTTATTACGACCAAGCAGAAAAGGAAGAAGAAAATATACTAAGAGAAGGGACGAAGAATTCCTGTACATGGGAAGAATATGCAGAGTCCAGTGGGCAAAAAGGTAAGCCTTTACCATCTTCGAATGAATCAGATAACCCTTATTATGCAAGGATGAGAAAAGAAGGTAAAAAATCAAACGAAGAAGAAAGAATACTTGGTATTGCCAAATCTCTTACTGGTAATCTATACAAATGCGATATGAATACGTTGTCGACTATGAAGACAGCATTCAGAATCAAATACGGACATACACCAGAAGAATATGTATCGTCCAAAAGTTAACTAAAGTTAAACTATTGGTTATCAGTTATTTACAAGATTTAAAATTTGGTTAATAGCAAAAAAATGACTACCTTTGCAATAGATAATTAAAACAATAACAACTTAAAGTTAAAGAGCAATGAAACTATGGATAAAAGTCAATTCGTAAATATCGTACATGATTTTGCACTGTACGTCAATAAACCAGTGAGATATAAGTCCTATATTCCAAGCGTACGCAAGGTGGTTGAAAAGGTCGGTATCTTGAAAGGAATCGGTACAGACAGCGACAAAGAATGTTTCATCATTGCAAGTTTAGGAACAACTTACGCAATCCATTTTAACGATGTTGAATTAACTAATAATTATTAGTTTCCTGATGCTGTATTAAAATTAAGGTTACTGGGAGCTAACCACTCCCCAAAAGTACTAAAAGTATATCAAGAAGTTAACACATAATTTTAGTTCTATAGATTATGACAACCAAGTCGAAAATAAAGAAATTTGAAAAGGCTGTAGAAAAAGAATTGCGGTCAAAAAATGAATACTACAGAGTTAACAATGAAGAGTTAAATTTGTATAAAACATATATGTCTGAAATAACTCACAAGTTGAACAACTTCTTGGAGACGGAAGGATTTAAGATACGATACAATCCGGATATCCATATGGGGATTGAGCACTTTTTGTCAAACATTCTTAAAAATAAATGGGAAATAAATGACAAGATTGTCTCTTTTATTGATAAGCTTCCACGTTTTAAAAGCAACTTAAAGTTCCCTAAACAATACTGCGGACTGGCTTTCAGAGTTGCATGTGATATAGAACTACCTTTAAACTTGACTCGTAAAGATTTTAGTTCTTGCTCATCGTATGAAGAATATCAAAATTACGTTCACGATGTGATATATGATATGGATTAGTTAACAAAAATATTTAATTCTAAAGATTATGACAAAACAAGAAGAAATTAAAGTATTACAATCACTTAAAGGTGATACATACTTTGCACAGAAGTTTGGAGCAGACATCGACCAGATGTGCGAGAATATAAAGAATGATTTTGCTATTGAGTGCGGTTGCACTTTTAACAAAGAAACTGAGGTTTTGCGCAAAGAAGTAGAAAACGTAAAAACAGTAGCAAAAGATATGATTACAATTTTCGCACATAACATAATTGCTGCTCTCGATAAAGGCAACGACACGGACGCTATGGCCTATCAAGCTGTGGAAGAAGTTATAGGAATTAAGGAGATAATCAAATTCAAACATTCTCAAAACATCGAATTGTCGGACAGCGAAATTAAGTATCTGGTAGAAAGTTTGGATAAATAAACACACACGATTATGAAAAAGAAAAATTATACAGTCTACACTTACTACAGTCGTAAGCATGGAAAGTTTGGATATGTAAAAACTCACAGCGTGGAAGAAGCTATTGAACTCGCACGAAAAGATGGTGATAATATCAAGCCAACAGATTTACATGTGCGGTTATAAATATACCCTTATCCGTGAGCGATATGGCGCACATCACGTTCGAGACGTGACACGGAACTATTAACAATTTAAAAACAAACGATATGAAGATGCAAAGAAACCATGCAAACAAGGAAATGGTAAAGCTGCAACAACAAGTAGAAGGTGGCGGAAGAGGAAAGGAGTATAAGATGAGCTACAATCCTTTTGTTTCTCCTGAATGGCTCACAGCCATCCTTACACTCGATAATGGAGAGCGTGTTCGTGCTAAGGTTCTCATGCCTCATACTGACAAACCCTTATGGCACACCGACCTTGAGCGTCGCTTCATTCACGACTTTAACAAGTCACAACCTAAAGCTATTCATAAAGTTATAAAAGTACATATTTTACGCAATTAACATGATTAAACCAGAAAAATTAAGAATAGGGGATTATGTAAGGGTCAGCAGTGATAACTGCATGATTCCCCAAGGAGCACTTTGTGAAGTTGTAGCCATAGACTCCGAGTGGACATGTGAAGACAAGAAAGGACTTGCGGGTCTACTTCAAGTCGTTAGGGAAGAGTGGGAGTTTTCTCACGGCGTTTGGTGTGATTATATTGAGGGTATTCTCCTTACTCCCGAAATCCTCGAAAAGAATGGATGGAATAAGAGAAATGATCCGACTTCATCTTGCGATATTTACTCAAAAGGCAAAGACGCTTTTTATGTAAGCTTAGAACAAAGTATTTATAAAAAACAAGAAGGATTTGACTTTGTTGTAGCCGACTCAACTTATCGTTTTGGGAATAAACTCCAGTACGTCCACGAACTACAGCACATCCTCTGGGCGCTCGGCGAGGACGCAAACTTAAAGATATAACTATGAAACTTCGACAGGCAAGGAAAATTACCAAGAGGAACAGAAGTGATAAAGCTAATTATTGGAATGGGTATAATACAGATATTATTCCCAACTTGATTTTACACTTAGAGAACCAACGTCTGCTTCGTGCTCTACGCATTGTGCGCAAATTTACTGAGCCTCCCAAACCGTTAAAACCAACAAAATAAAGATATGGAAATATTCGACAACAACTGTCAGCAGTTCTTCGGAACTGACATAGACGGAGAAGTGATAATCAACGGCAACGTTATACGTGCGGCCAAAGAAATCAGAGTAAAAAACAACATGGTATTCATCAATGGCAAACCTGTCGAAGAATACAGCAACATTCCGCTCAAAATCGAAATTACAGGCTCCGTCAAGTCGATAAATACCACAACCGGAATCGTACATGTCCAAGGTGACGTAACAAATGTCGAAACAATGAGCGGCAGCGTACATTGTCAGACCGTTAAGGGTAATGTAGGAACAATGAGCGGCAGCGTCAGATGTAACATTATCGAAGGTGATTGCTCAACAATGAGCGGCAGCATAAGGAGATAAAAAATATTACAATCATTAAATATAAACAACAAAACAATGGAAACAAACATTGGAAAGAAAGTAATCATCCGCGGCGACCGCAGCGGAGTTGAGTTCGGAACACTCGTAGCACACAACGGCAGAGAGGTCACCCTGCATAACGCCCGACGCATCTGGTTCTGGGCTGGAGCAGCTTCACTCTCACAGCTCGCCCAAGAAGGAACATCAAAACCGAAAGAATGTAAGTTCACTGTCTCAGTAGACAGCATCACCATTCTCGATGCCATCGAGATTATCACTTGCTCGGACAAAGCCGTCAAGTCAATAGAGGAGGTAAAAGCATGGAGACGTTAGAAACACGCATCAAAGCATTCTTAAACGTCAGCGATGGCTATGGCGATGGCTATGGCTATGGCTATGGCTCTGGCCGTGGCGATGGCCGTGGCCGTGGCGATGGCTATGGCGATGGCGATGGCTATGGCTATGGCGATGCCTATGGCTATGGCTATGGCGATGGCTATGGCTATGGCTATGGCTATGGCTATGGCTATGGCGATGGCGATGGCGATGGCGATGGCGATGGCGATGGCTATGGCGATGGCGATGGCGATGGCTATGGCATAAAGAATCTGAACGGCGACAAGGTATATGTAATAGACGACGTACCAACGATTATAAAATCCGTCCGCGACAACATCGCACAAGGTTTCATATTAAACAGGGACCTTACCCTACGCCCCTGTTACATCGTCAAGGAGCAGAACCATTTCGCTCATGGCGACACCCTGCACGATGCCTTCACGTCCCTGCAAGAGAAACTCTACGATGACAGCACCGAAGAGGAACGAATCGAGGCTTTCCGCAAGAAATTCCCCGCCTACGACACCCCTTACCCAAACCGTGACCTCTTCGCTTACCATCACGTTCTCACCGGCTCATGTCGCATGGGACGAGAGAGTTTCTGCAAGGACAAAGGCATCAACCTTAACGACTCCACCACAGTCCGTCAGTTCGTCCTCCTCACCAAGGACAGCTACGGCTCTGCCACAATCCGCAAGCTCCCCCAAGCCTACGGAAAAGACAAGAACGAGCTGTCTAAATAGTTCAAAACGATTTCGTAAAGAAGTCCGGCATATATGAATTAAATAAGCCCCTGTCTTTTATCACTTTAGGACAGGGTGCTTTAAACTAAAAAGATATGACATTAGAAGAAGCAATAGAACACTGCAAACAAAAAGCAGATGAACTAAGTATTTGTAATAAAGATTGTTCTTTGGAACATAAACAATTATTTATTTGGCTTAGTGAATTGAAAGCTATTAAAGAAAAAATACGAGAATAAAACAATAGCACCATGCAAGCAGAGATATTTTTAAACTATCACAATTTTCAATTAAAGGAGCCGCTATTCGGAAACTACCATTCAAGCATGCGTAAATTCCGTAAAACAAAGAACGAGGCTTATTACAGAAAGCAAGTCTCTAAGCGGCACAAGAAAAACAAGAACAAGAAAACACATCGTAAGAAACATTAATCAAAAATATCATTATGAACAACCAACTAAAACAGTACACAGGTACCAAGACCGTAAAAGCACGCCCCATGACAATGGGCGAAGCCTACGAGCGAAAGCTCTTGAAAGAAGGCAGAAGACCTTCTGAGTGTGAAACAGACAAGGCAGGCTATCTCGTTGAGTATGAAGGCGGCTATCAGTCTTGGAGTCCGGCAGATGTATTCGAGAAGGCTTACAAGCCGTCTGAAACGATCGTCAACAGAATGCTTCTTGAACTCGAAGACCTTGAAAAACGCATGTATAAATGCGATAACTTTCTTTCTTCGGATGAGTTCAGTGCTTTAGACGCACTTTCTCGTGCTTTGTTGACTGTGCAAAGAGGGGTGATGGGTAGGGTGTTCAAAATTTAG